GGTGGAGGAAACGGAGGGCAACAAGCTAATCCGAAACAAGCAACGCCAAGTGGAATTACTTATGATGATTTCATGAAAATGTCTGATGATCAGAAATATGATGTAATGAATAATATTATTAATGACCCAAGTATTCAAGTTCCCGTGCATCTTGACAATTCGGTAACTTCCAAAGTTTTATACGGATTAGGGATGGACAATAAACCTAACGTGGTTACAGATGCACAGCTTAATACAATGAACGGGCAGGAAATTTTTAGAACCGTATATGAAAGCGGAACTATGCCACCACCAAGTTCAAGCGATGTATTAGATCAGATACGTCACGGTGATTATACACAGTTGTCTGGTTCTGGAGGCTCGTTACACGGAAGAGCGATATACTTTGCAAATGATTTTGCAAAATCGGCGGTTTATGGAAAGAATGAAAAAAATCCTATGGTTATGAGAGGAAAAATCAACAGTAACGCTAATATTGCAAATGAAGCCTCAATGCTAACTTCGATGAGAAATGATTCAGCATGGCAACAAAGTGCCTTGAGAAACAGTTTGACTGGCGGTCGTGGATTTGCAGACCAGATTGCCTTATATGCAATATCAAAAGGATATGACGGGTGGACAAACAGTAGGTACACAATGATGATCAACAGGGGTGCCATGACCGTTTCTTCACAGAATAAGGGAATAGCCACAAGCAACGGATATTTAGCAAAGTCTTGGAGAGGTGCTAATAATGCACCGTAATAATTATTTCATGGAGAAAAGATATGAATTTTGAATTAGATATTCAGTTTTTTGGGAGAGGACGCAGTAAAGGCGGTGGAGGTGGAGGAGGTGGAGCAAATCCACCACAGCCACAACCTCAGCCACAGCCAGCAAATACTCCAAGTGGTGTTACCTATGATCAGTTTATGCAGATGACAGACACACAAAAGTACCAAGTAATGGATAACATTATTAATGATCCAAACATTCAAGTACCTAGTTATTTAGATGACTCAGCAACATCAAAGGTAATGTACGCACTCGGAATGGACAACAAACCAACGGTTGTATCGGACAGTCAGCTTGATACAATGCAAGGACGAGAGATTTATAGGACAGTTTACGAAAAAGGAACTATGCCTCCGCCGTCTACCGATATGATTACCGATCAAATCCGTAACGGTGATTATACCCAAATGAGTGGCTATGGAGGCTCGGCACATGGACGTGCAATATATTTTGCTACGGATTTTACAGACTCAACCGCTTATGGTGCTTATGAAAGAAATGCTATGGTTTTGAGAGGAAAAATCAACCAGAATGCAGTAATAAGATCAGAAAGATCGTTAGCCAACCAGATATATTCTGATAATACATATACAAATTCTCAATTGTATAAAACAGTTCATAACACCATATCAAATCATGCTGACAACATAGCACTTTATGCATTGTCTCATGGAATTGATGGATGGTATTCATCAACCTATACTATGATTGTCAATAGAAAGAATTTAACTCTTTCTGACCTCAACAAACGAATAACTAAAATAAACACATCGAAACCGTCTAGTACTACAGCTAAATCATGGCAACAGGCGGCTAATGCACATTAAATAAACATGAAGTTTCAAGTAAGCATTCAGTACTTTGGAAGAGGAAGATCAAAAGCAGGAAATGGCGTAATGCTAACGGGTGCTACACCAGCATTCCGTGAGCAAATAGATACTGGATATACTGGAATGATACCAAGTTCAGACCTTGAAGAATATAACGAAAAGGCATTGTTGCAGATCATGGAAGACACGGGATATAGCAGGGCTGAAGCCGAGAACTTTCAAAAAGACCTCCAAGAATATTTCGGTGATGATTATGGGTCATTTGTTAATGGTAGCAGACCAAAACAGGTGGAAAACATTGACAGTGGTCTTTCCCAAATGCCTAAATATGACGGGTCAATTTACAGAGGCATGAGTATGGACTCAGACGACACGTTTAAACACCTTGAGGCAGGAGATGAAATAAGCATGAAGTCTATTTCCTCGTGGAGTAGTGACAGAAGCATAGGAACTAGATATTCAAATGCAACAACATCTAGTTGTGATAGCATCATGCTTGTATGCACAGAGAACATGACAGGAGTCGGAGTACAGCATCTTTCAAAATGGGGAAAAATGGAGGCTGAGGTTCTTGCACCAAGCACGACAAAGTGGACGGTAAAAAGAAACCAAACGAAGACAAAGTACGATTATTTAAAGAAATATTATCAAAATATGCTTGATTCAGCCAAAACAAAGCCAAAGGTGAACATGTATAAGAAGGCTTTAAACGAACTTGAAGATAAAAAATCATTATATGAAAGCCATACAATATCAATCATAGAGGTTGTGGAGGGATAACGTGGCAGACAAAAATACCGAAAGATTTACCAGCACTAGTGTGGTTGTTGTAAAAAAGAAACCAAAGGAAAGTAATCAAAAAAAGAAAAAGAAGAAATAAACATTATTCATATACGGAGGTGTAATGGGAAAAGCAGGAAAGCCGACAAAGGTTCATTTATGGCTGGAGCAGGACAGGCTTAACATGATTGAACACTGGAAGCGGAACGGCTTGTCAGATCAAGAGATTGCCAAAAAGATAGGAATTGCACCGAGTACTCTGATTGACTGGAGAAAAAAGTATCCACAAATTACCGAAGCTCTTAAAAAAGGGTTTGACAGTTTATTAGCTGATGCCGAAAATGCACTCATGTCAAAGTTCGAGGTTCAGACGATAACCGAAGAGCGTGAAGAAGCTTGGGTACAGGCAGACGGCACTGTTAAGAAGCATAAGATCATAACCAAGAAACAGGTGTTGCCAGACACAACGGCAATCATATTTTTTCTGAAAGCCAAAGGTGGATGGCGTGACAACGTTGACCTAACAAAGAGCGTCAGTGGAATCACGAACGAACGAAGAAGAGAGCTTGACGAGGCATTCAATGCTAAGTAAGAAACAGCAAAGGCTTGTAAACACAATTGTCAACAATCCTGTGGTTGTCGGCAGACAGCTTGGTTTCGACCTTTTAACGGAGCTACACAACGACTGGATGAAGGAAATGTTCAACGGCACGGAGGACAGGACTTTACAGGCACACAGAGGTTCATACAAGACTACGTGTGTTGCTATCGTGCTTGCATTGTTCTGTATATGCAAGCCTAACTTAAAGGTTGCATTCTTTCGTAAGACAGACCGAGACGTTAAGGATATCATCAACCAGATACAGAAGATGCTCAAATCCGATGTCATGATGTATATAGCAAAGACATTATGGGATAAAGAGCTTGTACTTGTGAGAAACAACGGGAGCGAGATTCTTACAAACCTGTCGAGCGACCCAAGAGGCGGGGCACAGCTTGTAGGGCTGGGAATCGGTGGCTCAATCACTGGCAAACACTACGACATTATCTTTACGGATGATATCGTAAACGTGGACGACCGTGTTTCAAAAGCAGAGAGAGAACGGACAAGGCTGTTTTACCAAGAGTTGCAGAACATCAAGAACAGAGGTGAAAAGTGTAAGATATTCAATTCTGGCACACCGTGGCATAAGGAAGATGCATTCGAGCTTATGCCGTCACCTATGAAGTATGATGTATACAGTACAGGGCTTATATCAGAGGCAGAGCGTAACGAGATCAGAAAGAAGATGCTACCGTCATTGTTTGCGGCGAACTATGAGCTGAGACACGTAGCATCGGAAGACGTTATTTTTGTAAATCCTCACTTGGATGCAGATGCAGACATACTGATGGATTCAAATTACTGTCATATAGATGCGGCTTATGAAGGTGCTGATTATACGGCATTTACAATCATTCAGAAGAAAAACGGCAATTTCTATGTTTACGGCAAAGTATGGAGACGGCATGTTGACGACGTAACCGACGAAATCATAGCAATCAGAAAGAAGTTCAGAGCAGGGAGAATCTACTGCGAGAACAACGGAGACAAAGGCTATCTTGCAAAGGCTTTAAGAGGCAAGGGAGAGGTTGTCACGACATACCACGAATCCATGAACAAATTTATTAAAATCGGAACGTTCCTAAAGTTCAACTGGGAGCGTGTTTATTTTGTTAAGGGGTGTGATCAAGCGTACCTAGACCAGATACTTGACTACACTGAAGAAGCAGACCACGATGATGCACCAGACAGTCTCGCAAGTGCGATACGTGTAATTGCACCGAAGAGCGAGGTGCCGTATGTATCACCATTCGGAGCATAAGGAGGACTATGCTGACATTTCAAGATTTTGAGAAAGCAAGTGATAAAAAGGGATTCATATTACAGGCTATCAATCAGCATGAATCCTCAGACGACTATATTCTGGCAAAGGATGCTGACGAATACGACAAGCAGAAGAACGTCACCATTGTGAATTACATCAAGACTATGTACACAATGAGCGGTTCGCCAGTTGTTGACTTCACGGCATCCAATGCCAAGATAACAAGCAATTTTTTCCACAGGCTGAACGTTCAGAGAAAAACATATCTGTTAGGAAACGGAGTCACTTTCAAGGAAGAGAAAACCAAAGAAAAACTCGGAGAGGAATTTGACGATGTGGTTGCAGACATTGCCTATCACGCAATGATTCACAAGGTGTGTTTTGGATACTGGTCATATGACCGTCTGTATATGTTCAAATATACCGAGTTTGTGCCATTGTATGACGAGGAAACGGGAGCGTTAAGAGCTGGAATCAGATACTGGCAACTTGACGCAGACAAACCGTTATATGTGGTTCTTTATGAAGAAGACGGATATACAAAGTACGTTTCTGGTAGCGATGAAAACAAGGAATCTCTTGACGAGACACAGGAAAAGAAAAAGTATGTTCAGTCGGTGAAGTACACAGAAGCAGACGGTGAAGAGGTTATAGGGGAATACAACTATTCCTCATTGCCAATCATTCCCATGTGGGGAAACAAAAGACACCAGTCAACGCTTGTGGGAATCCGAGAGGCAATTGACAGCTACGACCTTGTAAGGAGTGGGTTTGCCAACGATTTGCATGACGTTGCGGAAATCTACTGGCTGGTTGAGAATGCGGCTGGCATGGAAGAAGACGACCTTGCAAGGTTCAGAGACCGTTTGAAGATCAACCATATAGCAACGGTAACGACACAGGACGGAGCGAACGTCAAACCGTATGTACAGGATATCCCGTATGTGGCAAGACAGACATTCTTGAATGATATCAAGGCACAGATTTATGAGGACTTTGGAGCATTAGATGTTCACATGGTCAATGCCAACAGTACAAACGACCACCTAGAGGCGGCTTATCAGCCATTGGATGAAGAGGCTGACGACCTTGAATTCCAAGTAACAAAGTTCATTCAGCAATTGCTCAAACTCGTTGACATAAAGGATGAATATCCGACATACAAGAGAAACCGTATTTCCAACATGGCTCAGCAGACGGCTATGGTTCTTTCGGCGGCTGATTACCTTGACGCCGAGACAATCTTGAAGCATTTGCCATTTATCACCGTTGATGAAGTCGAAGAAATACTCAAGAGGAAAGAAGAAGAAGGAATCAAGAGAATTCAAGAGATGATGCAGATGCAACAGCCAACGGGAGAAGAGGCAGAAGAGGAAACGGAAGACGAAGAAGAGCTTGAAGAATGATTTACCCGTACATAGACAGGTATTTAAACAAAGAGTTTGATGCACTTGAGGATGAATACGAGCGTATCTACGGAAAGGCTGACAAAGCTGTCAGAAAGCATTTGAGGGCATATCTGAGGAAACATTCAGACTTTATCAAGGACGCTCTGAAACGGCTTAAAAACGGGGATATAAGTCACGCTGAATACAAACGGCAGATCAGACAAAAGGTTTACGCAGGGAAAGAATGGGAATGTGAAAAATTCGAGCTTGCAATGATCATGTACGACGCAGATGAAAAAGCAATTGATTACATGAACAGGGGATATGACAGGGTTTACGAGCATACCAGAAACCTTAAATCATACGAGATTGAAATGCATTACAGGCGTGATTTAGGCTTGAAGCTATTTGCTCTTTACATG